GGTAACGTAAAACTGACCACCAATAGTGGTGGTGTCACCATAACTGGAACAGCAACAGCTACCAACTTTATCCTATCATCCGATGAAAGGTTAAAAGACAGGATAGAGGATTTAGAAGTAAAACCTATACCTGTTAAATGGAGGTCTTTTGAAATGAAGGAAGATAAAGGTCAGTATAGAACAGGGGTAATAGCACAAGAACTAGAACTTACCAATCCAGAATTTGTACGTACAGACGATGAAGGAATGAAGTCGGTAGCATATACGGACTTATTGATTGCAAAGAATGCAGAATTAGAAGATAGAATAGAAATGTTAGAGGCTAAGTTAGAATTAATAATAAAGAGTTTATAATGCCAGCAGTACCTAACAATACAACTTTCAACCTAAACGATGTTATAGCAGCCGTAGGGGGTACTCAAAACTCTCTACAGGATTGTGTTGATGATGCAATCTCTGGTGCTTATAATCCAAGCTATTATTCAGCACCTGCTACAAGTATGTTGGAGTTTAGGGATTACGAAGAGATAGCAATAACAAAGACAATATCCGTCAGCCCAAGGTCTGAAACTGTATATAGGGCTGCAAGTAGTAGCACAGTTGCTATACTTTCAAACTCTACTTGGCTCGCAACCGACAATGCCTCTTGGATAACCGTATCAGGTGCAAGCAATTCTGGTGACGACCCTGTTGTAACAATCACTTTTACAGAGAACACCACAGGAAATAACAGGGAAGGTATAGTAACTTTTACAACAACAGGGGCAGGTACTAACGTATCTACCACATATAGATTAACACAATTACCAGTAAATATATAATATTTATATAATGAAAATAATAAAATAAATGGAGGAAATATTAAAAATATTACCATATATGGCACCTATTTTAACAGCATTAGCTGGTATAAAATGGGGTGATTGGATATTGGATAAACTTAATATTAAAAAGAAAAAGGCTGAAGTTGAAAATAATAGTTTAGATAATTTGAAAAAAAACCTAGATTTATACCAAGAAATAGTAGATGACTTAAATCAAAAATATAAAGAACGTATTATAGACTTTGAACAAGGGTTTAATCAAACAATAGATAGATTAAAATTAGAAGTTGGTGATTTAAGAGAAATTAATAAAGAACTAGAAATTATGATAAAAGACCAAAAAGCTTTTATAGCTAGACAATCAAAAAGCCTTACATATTATGAACATAAATACGGAAAATTAAATGGGGATAATTGATAAAATAAAAAAAACATTTAATTGGAAAAAAGGAACTATTTGTAATAGTACTACACTCTGTGAAGTTATAGAAAGCGATAAAATGTTAAAAGAAAAAATGCTTGAATTAAAAAAAATAATAAATTCAGTAGAAAACAAATATAATTTTAAAGTTAAAACAGCAGAAAATTCTATTAAATATGAGGATTTATCCCAATTTCCTATAAATGAATGGAGTCATGTAGGTGGTATTAAATATAGACTTATTAAGATAGACCCCAAATTTTTAATATTTGATACTGAAATGGATGATGATGCTAATTTTGATAAACATTATCATGATTGTTTAGAAATAGTAAATGTATTAGGAGGAGAATTATTTTGTCCTTCTAGAAATAAAAAAATATATAAAGGGGAATCTATATTTTTTAAACCATATGAAATGCATCACCCTAAATCAATAGGAAAAACTAAATTAATAGTTATTTTCGAAAAACCTTAATATTTATATTAGATATGAATAAAATAGAAAGTTCCGAGTTAGAAAAATTAAAAAAAATTCAAAATAAATTAGTTAATAATTATTTGGATTTAGGTCAATTAGAATATTCTAAAAAGATAATTGAAAATGAAATTCAAAAGTCTTTCGATATTATAAAAAATATTAAATTAGAAGAAGAACAAATTAAAACAGAATTAAATTCTAAATATGGAGATGTTGAAATAGATATTGAAACAGGAGAATTTAAATAATAACATATGGCTACAATATCAAAATCAGGAATTAATCCTAATCAATTAATAAAATCAGAACATCTAACAAGAATTATAGATGCCTTTAATGGTATCTCTAATGTTGAAATTATTATTACTGGTTCATTAAGAACAACTTCATCAAATATAGTTGATTTTAAATCAGCAGAGTATATAACTGGTTCATTTAAAGGAGATGGTTCACAATTAACTGGTATACCAACAGGTTCATCAGGTGATTTTGTTACTGTAGATACAACTCAAAATATAACAGGTGCTAAAATATTTTTGGGAGATCCTATTATAAGTGGTAGTTTATTTTTAAGTAATACAGATGGAGTAGGAGGTAATATATTTCTTCCAACTATAAATGGTGGTAGAAATAATAATAATTTAAGGACTAGATTATTTCAACATGATGGAAAATTAGGATACAAAAGTCCAAATAATGTAACAGGTTCTGTTCAATTTGATAATGATAATTCTGATCATAGAACTTATACATTTCCAGATAAAGATGGTACAGTAGCAATGATGTCCGATGTAATAGCAGGATCTTCTGGATCTTCTGTTATCGATGCTGATTATGGGGATATTACAGTATCAGAAACTGGTTCGGTTTGGGAAATAAATGGTGGATATGTAAATACATCAACAGACCAATATGATATAGATGGGGAAAAAACATTTATTGGTGCTGTACAATTATTTGATGGTAGAGTCGGTATACAAACTCCAGTATTTGGTTCAAGTAGATTAGGTGATTCTGAATTTCAAGCAAAAAATATTGATACAACTGCTATTAATTTCAAAAGTGGTTCTCAATCAACAATAGCTGCAATGTTTTTAAACCCAGATGGTACAGTACTTACCATAAAAGGATTTGATGATTCAGTATTAGTTACTAATCTTACTTCAAGAGAAGCAACATCTGGATCAGAACCTGCAGAAAGTACAATAGCTAATACTATTGAGTTTACAAACGGTCATGTTTATATTAATGATCAAGGTGTACAAATATATCCAGCAGCCTCTACTCCAGTTGCAAAAACATTTTTCCAAATTTTACAAAATAGAGGGGGTGCACCAAGAATGCCATTTTATCAAGCATGGTATGATGGTACTACTTATGATGATATAATGACAATTGATACTGGGAGTTCTTATAATTTTTCTAAACCAGTAAGAGGTCCAGCTGCTACAGGTAGTAGTGATTTTGTTATAAAATCCCAATTAGATAATATACAAGAATCATTCATATCAGTAGCTTCAAATTTTAGTATAATACCAGCAGATCATAGAGCTTATACAGTTGTAACATCCCCAGCAAGTGTAGTAACAGTAGATGGTTCAAGTTTAACAAATGATGGTGATTTTACTATTGTAGATTATATTGGGTCAGGTAGTTTAACAATAGCATCAGGGAGTGGTGCTACATTAAGATATAATTCAGTAAGAACAAATACATTAAGTCAATATAGTGTAGTAACTATCAAAAAAATAGCCTCAAATGAGTATAGACTTTATGGGGAATTAGATTTAGCATAATATGATTGGAGTAATAGGAGCAGCAGGAGTATATACATTATCTTCCTCCGCATCAGTAACATATACATCGGAATTCAATATATCTTCAATTGAAAATACACCTTATGGTATAGCATTTAATGATAGTGGAAGTAAAATATATGTAACAGGTGATTTAAAGGATGCAGTTATTGAATTTGATTTGCCTTCCCCATATGTTATAAGTGGAAGTACTCTTATAACTTCTCAAAGTGTATCTTCACAATCAAATAGTCCTATAGACTTACATTTTAATAATGATGGAAGTGAATTATTTGTATTTGGTTTCGCAAATGATAGAATATATAAATATGATTTAAGTATAGAATATGATATAACTACAATGAGTTTTACAACAAGTAGTATATTACTCAATACTCAAGAATCAGATCCATGGTGTTTAGAATTTAGTCCAACTGGTGATAAATTTTACCTTATAGGCCAATCCCAAAGTGAAATATTCGAATATGATCTTGGTACTAATTTTGATATAACTGATATTACATATAGTGGTAATAGTTTTGATGTTCCATCAATTAATGGGGGTGTTGGTGCTGTATGTTTTAGATTTAATAATGATGGTACAAAATTATTTGTCCTAAGCCAAACTGAAGATTCAATTTTTGAATATTCATTAAGTATTGCTTATGATTTATCTACACCTATATATAGTAATAGGGAATTTAGTATAGCCCTTGAAGAAACATCCCCATCCTCATTCTTATTTAATAATGATGGTACAAAATTATTTGTAATTGGGTTTGGTGGTGATGCTATAATTGAATATGCATTATCAGTTCCATATACATTACCCCTAGTATAAAAATATATTATATTAGTATCTCCTAATTTAATTAAATAAAAAATTTATTCCATTTTACAAATAATTTATCATATTTATATAAAACAAAACTAATAATATAACAATAATGGCAGAAAATCTATTATCTCCTGGTGTATTAACCAGAGAAAATGACCAATCTCAAATAACTCAAGGTCCTCAGTCTGCAGGTGCAGCAATTTTAGGCCCAACAGTAAAAGGTCCAGTAAATATACCAACCATAGTTACTTCATATAGTGATTATATATCAAAATTCGGAGGTAATTTCAGAAGTGGAAGTGGTATCCATGAATATCTAACTTCAATATCAGCTTATAATTATTTCCAACAAGGTGGAGATTCATTATTAGTAACAAGAGTAGTATCAGGTAGTTTTACAGCTGCTTCTTCTAGTTTAGTAGAAAACGGAGTAGGAAGTGGTTCATTTGTATTAGAAACAATATCAGAAGGTGCTATTTCTAATAGTGGTGATGATGAAGGTACAGGTGGTTCATTAACAAATGGAACACAAGATAATGTAAGGTGGGAAATTCCAAGTGTAAATATTCCAAATGGTACATTCAATTTAGTTATCAGAAGAGGTAACGATAATGCAAACCAAAAAGTAATATTAGAATCTTGGCCAAATTTATCATTGGATCCTAATTCAAATAACTATATTGAAAAAGTAATAGGTAATCAAAAAGATATATTAATAAGTGGTGCTATTTCAACCAGTGGAGATTATACTGTAAAAAGTAGATTTATAAGGGTTAAATCAGTTACTAACCCAACATTAGATTATTTTGATAATGTAGGTCAAGCAAAAACAGCATTAACAGGATCCGTTCCAATAACTGGAAGTGGTTCATTTGGTGGATCTACAGGTAATTTAGCAGGAGTTGATGGTTTAGTAGCAAATGATTATACATCTTCAATTAGTTTATTAGCAAACACTGATGCATTTAGATTTGATGTTATTACAGTACCAGGATTAAATCATAATGAAGATTCAGCTGCTGTATCTTTATTAGTATCTGTTGCAGAACAAAGAGGAGATGCAATCGCAATTATCGATTTAGTACCAGAAACCGCTAATATAGCAACTGCTGTATCAGAAGCTTCTGAAATTGATTCTACTTATGCTGCTGCATATTATCCACACGTACAAGTTAATTCACCAAACACAGGTAAATTAAAATTTGTACCACCATCAACAGTTATTCCTAGCGTATTTGCTAATAACGATAGAATTGGAGCTGAATGGTTTGCACCAGCAGGTTTCACTAGAGGTGGAATTAATGTAGTACAAGCAAAAAGAAAATTATCTCCATCAGATAGAGATACATTATACTTAGGAAAAGTTAACCCAATTGGTACTTTCCCTGGACAAGGTGTAGTAGTATATGGTCAGAAAACATTAACAAACACTGCTTCAGCACTTGATAGAATTAATGTTAGAAGATTATTAATTGAATTAAAAAGCTATATAGGTCAAGTTGGTCAAACATTAGTATTTGAAAATAATACAATAGCTACTAGAAATAGTTTCTTAGCTAAAGTAAGACCTTACATGGATTCTATTCAACAAAGAGGTGGTTTATTTGCTTACAGAGTAGTAATGGATGATACCAATAATACTTCAGATGTAATAGATAGAAACCAGATTGTTGGACAAATATTCGTACAACCAGCAAGAGCTGCTGAATTTGTTATATTAGATTTTAATGTTTCACCAACAGGGGTAACTATTTAAATTAATAATTAAAAATAAATAAAATTAAGGACCTTATTTTAAGGTCCTTTTTTAACTGTAATATTTCTATTCGATACTAATTAAATGTTGGTTTTATGAATAAAATATGTATTAAATGTAATATTTCTAAAAATATATAAACTTAATTATTTTACTAATTTACAACCATTATTTAAAACAACAAAGATTGCAAAATCTCTAGGATATCAAAATGAGATTGGTAATAGAAATAAAAGTAATAAAATAATTTAATTTTTTTATCCCTAATTCATATTTATTAATGTATAACAAAAATAATAACATACAATTATGGCCGTACTGGACACAAACGAAATGATGTTTACTGCTTTTGAACCAATCACAGCGAATAGACATATCATGTATATAGATGGGATTCCATCATACTTAATAAAAACAGTAACAGCACCTTCATTTGATGCTGGTGAAATAAAATTAGACCATATTAACGTTTACCGTAAGTTAAAAGGTAAAGTTGAATGGAGTGATATGGATATTTCAATTTATAATCCAATATCTCCATCTGGTGCACAAGCAGTAATGGAATGGGCAAGATTAGCACACGAATCAGTAACAGGTAGAGATGGTTATTCAGATTTCTATAAGAAAGATGTTGTATTAAATTTCTTAGGTCCTGTAGGTGATGTTGTATCAGAATGGATTATCAAAGGAGCTTATATTAAATCTGCTAATTTTGGAGATTTCGATTGGA